TCTCTTATCGGTATAGGAGAAATAAAATGGCAAAGAAACCAGCGTCGTTTGAGTATAACGGCACACTTGTTAAAGTTTTAGATGGAGATACAATCGATTGTTATATTGATTTGGGTTTCGATTTAAAAATTAAAAAAAGAATTAGATATATGGGTATTGATACTTGGGAAAGTAGAACTCGTGATTTAGATGAAAAGAAAAAAGGACTAGCAGCCAAAGCTCGTAACAAAGAGTTATTAGAGGCTGGTACTTTCAAGATAGTTTCACATGGAACTGGTAAGTTCGGTAGAGTATTGGGTGAGATATTTGTTTCACCAGATGCAGTAGGACACGAAGTATCAGAAAATGTTGATAAATCATCTGATGGATTGGTTAGTATTAATGATATACTGATCAATGAAGGACACGCTTACGAGTACGATGGTGGTAAGAAAAAGAAATTTGTCGCTGAAATACAAACAGAAAAGGCAGCTAAGAAAGAAGATTTAGTTGATAAACCAGCAGAGGAATAAAATGACATACGAAATAGTAGTAAGTTACTCTACTGAAAACACTACCCAGCTATACAAGTATTATTACTGGGAAGAATAAAAATGAATAAGTGGGATAGAGTAGAGAAGAAACCAAAAAGAATTAAGTATACCAAACAAGATGAACTTTTTGATTATCTAAAAATGGGATTAATTATTTTGGTGGGATATCTATTCTTCCACTTTATAATAATGGGATGGACATTATGAAATATAAGGTTATAAAAGACTATCCAACAGCAAATGGTATTCTTTATAAAGATGAGTTAGTTAATGAAGCAGGTAACTCTACTTTAAAGGGGCATATCAGAGTTAAGGATAATATGGGCCGAATTTGGTTCGTACCGAAACAAACAATAAAAAAAATAAAATAGCATAAAAAACCTATCGTTTGGGATTTTTTGTGTATATATATATTATGTCTTTCGGGACAAAAGTTTTTTGACAAATTGAAAATGGAAAGTAGAGAGACTAATTATCTCTCTATGGGATTGACCGAACAATGAGTGACTTCGAAGCTCATAAGGTAATCCGCTCTTAGACTCGTGGTGAGTTGGTATTCGGGTAAATGTTCAAAATACCTTGCGACAGCATTAAGAGAATGTACTTTCAGATAAAATTAAGAACGCGATTCTTAGACCTTGTTATGGGTAAGGGTAAAACCGAAATCCCATCTTGTGACCGAATAAACTAAACTCAGAGAGTTAAGGTAATGGCACAGAGGTTGTACTCACTTTGACGATGACTAACCATCATTGAGGAGAACCAAAGTAACTTTTGGGTGTTAGGTACAAGGTAAAAAAAATCTGAGTCTGAAAGTTGTAGGTATTCGCAAATCCTACATCCCCAAATTTTCATTTTTGGAAGGTATCTTTACAGATTGAAAAGATGAGAAGGGTGTTATTGTATTCCCTAACTTTCCATTTATTTAGGTGGTGAGGCTTTCTTACATATACCCGATAATTTTAATTATCTAAAACTCACCACCTTTTTTTTAGCAAAAAATTTGTGTTGTTTTTAAAACAAACCAATACTTATAGTTGTACAGAAAAATATGTACAATTACAAAATAACAAATAAACATAAACAAATAAGGAGATAACAAATGGATATTGAAGCCGTAAGAAAGCGACTAAACCAGTTACAAACCTCAACTACAAGAACAACAAACTTGTGGAAACCTCAACCAGGAAAGACACAAATCCGTCTTTTACCTTACAAACTAAATCAAGAAGTTCCTTTTATCGAACTATTCTTTCATTATGATTTAGGTGGAAAGTCTTATCTTTCACCAATCTCATTTGGTAGACCAGATCCGATTGAAGAATTTGCTGAAAAACTAAAGTCAAGTGGAAATCGTGAAGATTGGAGACTTGGTAAGAAGTTAGAAGCAAAACTCAGAACTTTTGCACCAGTTTGTGTTCGTGGTGAAGAAAACCAAGGCTCTAAGTTTTGGGGATTTGGTAAAACCGTATATCAAGAACTACTATCAATTATAGCAGATCCTGATTATGGTGATATTAGTGATCCAGTTAATGGACGCGATGTAGTGGTTGAATTCCTAACAGCTGAAGAAACAGGAGCGTCGTTTCCTAAGACTAACATCCGTGTTAAACCAAACCAAACACCAGTTACAGAAGATAAAGCAGTTTTATCTACATTACTTGATGACCAAAAAGATATCCGTGAGGTATATAATGAGTTAAGTTATGATGAACTTGCAGAAGCTTTACAAGATTGGTTAAACCCAAGTGAAGATGGTGAAGATAAAGGCTCAGACAATTCCGTACCAGCATCAACAACAAAGAAATTAGAAAGTGCAGTAACAAACACTTCTAATGTTAGTGATGCTTTTGATGACCTGTTTAATAAATAGAAAAGGAGACATATATGTCTATATCAGCAAAAGATGAACTTGCACAAGTTCTTGCCGATAACCTTAATAAGCAGTTCAAGGATACGAAAGTAGCCTATTTCTTAGATGGTTCAAATGCTACACCAACAGATGTAAAGGAATTTATATCAACTGGTTCATCAATTTTAGATCTAGCAATCTCCAATCGTCCTAATGGTGGAATAGCCGTAGGACGAATTACGGAGATAAATGGTTTAGAATCAAGTGGTAAATCTCTAATAGGAACTCACATTCTTTCAGAAACTCAGAAGAAAGGTGGTATAGCAGTTTATATCGATACCGAAACTTCTGTTAGTAGAGAATGGTTAGAAACTATTGGTGTTAATGTTCAAGACTTGTTATATCTTCATGTCGAAACCGTAGAAGATATATTTCAATGTATTGAAAACATTGTTACCAAGATTAGGGAATCAGATAGAGATAGGTTAGTTACAATCCTCGTGGATAGTTTAGCAGGGGCATCGACCAAAGTAGAGATGGAAGCCGATTTCGAGAAAGATGGATGGGCAACAAGTAAAGCAATTATCGTTTCTAAAGCGATGAGGAAGGTTACACAAATGATTGGTAGAGAAAGAATAGCTCTTGTCTTTACTAATCAACTCAGACAGAAACTCGGAGTAATGTTCGGTGATCCTTGGACAACAAGTGGTGGTAAGGCATTACCATTTCACTCATCAACTCGTATTCGTTTAAAGAATATGGGACAAATCAAAGATACAGCAAAAAATGTATTGGGTATGAAAACTCGATGTCAGATTATCAAGAATCGTTTAGGCCCACCATTACGACATGCCGATTTCAATTTATACTTCGATAGTGGTATAGATGATATGGGAAGTTGGTTAACGGTCCTGAAAGAACACAAACTCTTGAAAGTTGCTGGAGCTTGGTACACTTTAGAATATAAAGGTAAGGATATCAAATTTCAATCTAAAGACTTTGATAAGAAGTTGAAAGAAACTGATGGACTACAAGAACACCTTTATGATTTAATCTGTGAAGCATCCATACTGAAATACCAATCAAAAGATTTAGGTATTGATGATGTGGTTTACACAGATGAAGTGATTGGTGATGAATAATGGCAAATACCTTTCTATTCTTGACGAAATAAAGAAGCACGGCGGTGAAACTAACACATCAAATCCCAATGAAAAAGTACTGATAATAGATGGCTTAAATACCTTTATTAGAGTATTTTCAGTTATACCAACTACTAATGATGATGGAATTCACATTGGTGGAATAGTTGGTTTTCTTAAATCAGTTGGTTACGCAATTAAGATGTTAGCTCCTACCCGCACTATCATTACTTTTGATGGTAAAGGTGGGAGTAACCGCCGCCGTAAACTTTATCCTGAATATAAAGCGAAACGAAGAACAGGCAAAATTAGACTCAATCGTGTAAACGATTTTGAAAATATCGAAGATGAACGACACTCAATGATGATGCAATTATCTCGTTGTGTGGAATACTTAGAGAAGTTACCTGTAAGTATAATGTCTATTGATGGTATTGAGGCAGATGACGCTATAGGATATGTATCAAAGCAAATATTACCAAATAGTAATGTTGTTATCATGTCCACCGATAAAGATTTCTTACAATTAGTAAATGACAGAATTTCAGTTTGGTCACCTACTAAGAAGAAGTTGTATAATCCTGAAATGGTATTAGAGGAATATAATGTAACATCAGAAAATCTATTATTGAGTAGAGTTTTTGAAGGTGATACTTCCGATAATATAAAAGGGGTAAAAGGTATTGGTGCTAAAACCTTACTAAAACACTTTCCTGATTTAGGCACAGAAGGAAAGGTTATGTCGTATGATGAT